GGTCGGAGGGCTTCCCTCGGAGCATACCAGGTGGTGTCGTTGAACTTCCACCCGTCTCTCTTGGCCTCGTGGCCGTACAACCAGCCCACGGCGAGATAGGCAGGGCCCTTCCAGTCTGGCGGGTATCTTCGGGTTCTAGTCGCCAGACCACCAGTCAGCAGCACATACTTCAGGTCATCATTGTCCCTGGTAGTCATCCTGAGACCTCGGATGTCTCCGCCATCGAGCGGGAAGTTCTTGGGGAACGCATACCTGACCTCACCGAACCCTGGGATGTCCAACTCGGTCTTCCACTTGTTGACGTGAGGGACGAACTCGGTGAGCCCCAGCATACGGGCGTAGGCCAACTCGCTTCCCGCGCAAATCATGTGCTGCAGGGACTCCCAGACATCGCCTTCGGAATAGTTGACGTTCTTGTTAGGCATGCCCAGGTACTCTTCCTGGCGCTCCCAGCCGATACGGGCGCACAATGCCTCTTCAGCAACGGTGAGCGCGTAGTACTCTCTCATGCCTGCTCACCATCCAAAACTCGGATAGTCGCGCAAGGATACGGAACTTCACACGCCCAGCACTCAGGGTCGCAATCCTCGGTCGGCTGATTCAACCTATGCAGGTCGCGGACACGCTGGACGGCGCGAGAGTCGCCACGAGATGCCGCCCACGCATCAGCGTGGGCGTTCGCCGCGTCTTCACGGCCACGCTGGTAGGCGAGTCGAATGCGCTCGCAGATAGCGCAGCGGTCGGCTGTCACGAGGGTGTCATGGATGTACGTCACGGTTCCATAGGTATCCGTGCAGAGGCACTCGGGCTCGTGGGTCACAGTGAGAACCTGTCCTTCCTGAAGGAACGGCTGTCGTTGCTGCGGCGGGTAATCTCGCGGGAGATAAGGGTGATGTCTCGGTCCAAGTTATTCACCACGGTCTCCACCATCTTGCGGTAGGCGTACGCCTCGAACAGGACTTTGTCCAAGGCGATGATGGTCTGGTCGGTGGCAATCTCCGCCTTGACCACGGTGATGCGCTCGCCTTTGACCCCAGCGCCCATCCTGGCCACCAGCATCTTGTTCTGGGCCAAGTCCAGCGCCTTCTCCGCGGCCTTCTCGTCGATGAGGGCGGCCGACAACTGGGTGTTGACGTAGTCAGACCACGCCGTGAGCCTGGTGAACAGGTCGCTGAGGACCTCGCTGTCAACACTGGAAATGTCCTTGGGGAGCACGACTTGCGACGTCTGCTCTGGCCACATCTCGATTCCCTGGCTCTTCAGTATGTCCACGGCCATCTGCGAGGCTTTGCCTAGTTTGACTGCCATGATTCCTCGATTAGGTTGCAGTACTTGCACCCGTTGTCTGGGTCGGTGTTGCACTCTGGTAGCACGCCCTTGGCGGCGTACCCGACGACTTGCTCGGCCTCGAAGAACACGCGCTCCACAATCTCGTAGTTGGCCTTGACCGTGAACTCCTTGTAGTCCTGGTCGGCCTTCAACTCGTAGAGGAACACAATCTCCTTGGGAGCGTCGTCCCCGTACATGCGGCGGGCGAGTTCCAGGTACATCTGGCCTTGGAGCAGGTGCGAGCGGAACGGGCGCCTGATGCGTCCCCACGCGTCCATGAAGGTGGAGCCGTCGGACATCAACTCCGACGCCTCGACGCGGATGGTTCCTGGTCCGATAGTCTTAATCTCGATTAGGAAGTCATCCCCCAGACCCTTGACCCAGCCGTCGGTGTGGCCAGCGATACGCAAGTCGTCATCCCGAAGTGAGACCTCCGCGTAAGTGAATGTGGTGTCGCGCTCGTGCAAGACGCACACTGGCTCAGTGGTCAGGAGACTGGATGTGTGCCCACACTTATCGCAGGTCCACTTGCCGTACATGACGCCCATCTCGGCGAGGTAACCCTGCCACTTGGAGTGCGCCCCGTGACCCGCGTCGAAGATGCTCTGCAGACGCAGGGACGGCTTCTCACGCTTGGATGGGCCTCCCATCAGCAGGTAGGTGGCGTAACGGTGGCACCAGTCCTTCTTGATAATCTCCGAGGGATGCAGCACGGTGGTGCTTCGGTCTCCCAGCGGACGGGTGAGGATGTGGCGCTCGATAGCACCCACCATCCTGGAGTCGCTCTTCTTGGCGTCCAGGAACTTCTTCAAATCAGTGCTCATCGTGCCCTCCCATGTTGATAAACGAACTCCTCCAAGTCCATTTGCGAACTGTACTTCCTTTGCCACCGACGTTCAACCGCGTTGCGCTCGCGGTGGGACAGCCCACCCCAGATACCGTGGCGCTCGTCTCTGGACATGGCGTCCCACAGGCAGTCGTGGCGCACTGGACAGGGGTTGTTACCGTTCTCTCCGAAGCACAGCGCCTTTGCCCTGTCGGCAATCTCCTTGTACATCCCTCCCTCCCTAGGGGGGAAGAAGTCGTCGGGTCTTCCGTAGGACGCGCAACGCGCCTCCTGGCTCCAGTGGTAGTCGGGGTCGTCAGGGCTGTACATCCTGTTTCCTAATCAGGTCACGCATCTCCAGGAAGTCGTTCTCGTCAAGTATGACGTAGTCCTTCCCATCCAGATGCACTCCGAGGACGGCCATGCGACCGTCCATGATTGCTTCTTCAGTTATCTTCTTCAGAACATCGGCCTTCAGGGTGAACTGCTTCTTGCCAGTGAACTTGTGCTCGATGAGCAGGTCGTCGCTTCTGACGTCCCCCTTGCGACTCCAGAACGCCCCGCTCGCCGCTGTGGTGGAGCCGCCTACCTTCTTGGCTAGGCGGCTCTCATGCTTTCGAGACTGTTTTTGGCCCTCAGTTCTCACGTAAGTCCCTGTTCAAGGCCCTCATGTTCAGTGCCATGGTCCACTCACGTCTCTTACCGTTGAAATGGCACTTCAAGCACCACCACATGAAACTCCAGAAATGCTCCAACCTTCGGTGCACCTCTAGGGCGTTCATATAGTGGGCTATGTAGGACATGTCATTGGGCTCGATTGAAACTCCGCAAAGTCCGCAAGAACACTTGCACTCTTGGCACATTACTCGGAGTCCTCGACCAGCACTACCTTCTTCTCCTTGTGACCGCGGAGCAGAATCGGGGTGACGAACACCAGGGCTTCCCGCCAGAAGCAGGTGTCGCATCCGCAGAACACCTGCCCGCTACGGGTCTCGATGTCCTCGTCCTCATACAACGCGTTGAACAGGGAGTCCATGTACTCGACCACACCCTGCTCAAGTTCCTTTGCCCAAGCCTCGTCCTCGATGTAGAACTCCTGCTTGTACTTCGGGGTTTCCTCACTCATTTATGCCTCCTTTATGCTCTTCCAGAACCGCTTTCTGCAGTTCCTCTTTCAAGTCTACATCCTCTCGGATGGAAGCGACAACCGACTCGATTCCCTGCCACTTCTCGTCCTTGTACTGGTACCAACCGCCCTTGCGCTGGATTACCTCCTTGACCACCGCGAGAGCGGCAATCTCCTTGGCGAAGTCAATCTCGCCCGCTCCGACAGGACCTCCCTCGGCGAAGTAGAAATCGAAATACGCGACACGCTGCGGGGGTGCCGTCTTGTTCTTCAGGGTGCGAATCTTCACCCGCTGGCCAATACGAACTTTGTTAGTGCCAGTACCAGTCTCAATCCACTCGTCCCTGCGAACCTCGCAACGGGTGAAGAAGGCGTAGTTCTTGCCCTCTCCACCAGGAGTGGTGCGCGGGTCCCCATGCATCACGCCGATTTTCATGCGGAACTGGTTGATGATTAGCCCGAGCACAGGGCGCTCATCCTCCACGAGGCTGCGCTTCATAGCGGTGCCCACGACACGGAAGAACTTGTTCGTCAGGAGGGCCCCACGGCCGACTGTCATCTCGTCCATGTTCTTCTCCAGTTCTGGAGAAGGGGAGAGCGCTGGGAGGGAGTCGATGACGATGGCGTCCACGGACTTAGACTCAGCGAAGGCGATGACGGCGTCGTAAGCCTCCTCCATGACCGAGGTCTCGATGACGATGACTCGGCTGGGGTCGACCCCGCACATCTCGGCGTACTCTGGTACCCACTGCTCGGCGGCCACCCATACGGTCATGTGGTCTGGGTTCAGGGCCTGGTTGGCGGCGATGGTCTTCAGGGCCAGAGCCGTCTTGCCGTGGCTGGGCTCGCCAATCAACTCGTTCCATTGGTTGCCAGGGAAGCCGCCCCCAAGCACGTAGTCGAGGGTGGTGGAGCCAGAGGTGATTCTGGGGATGAGGTCTGAGCGGATGTCGGAGGCCATGACCACGACGCCATCGCCGAACTTCTTATTGAGTTGGTTCAAAACCTTGAGTGCGTCGGCGTTCATCCGTCGACCCTTCCTATGATTCCCTGGGGGTTCCAGTTGTTTGTGACGTTGTTCCCTGTGGCGGCTTTGACCGCGCCCTCTACTTTGGCGCCCGTCAATGCTCCATGACGGCTACCAGACTGCTCCGTGGGGTATCCGCAATCGAAGCACCGCTTGGCGATGTTAGGGCTGGGGGACATGTAACTGTTCGACCCGCAGTCTGGGCACATGTCGCTTTGATTGGCGCTCTGGGCTTTGACAGGCTGCTGGTACTGCTGCGGAGGCGTGTACGGGGTCATGGGCTGCTGAGAAGGCGGCATGGGGATGTCCGCGGGCCTCGCCTGTGGCTGTACCCCCAGTTTACGGGCCCAAAAGTCGGCGTTACTCATCCTTCTTCTCCATTCCATACGTGAAGGCTAGATGCTGCAACCAAGCCCTGAACTGGGCGTTTGTGTGCGCCACCCCACGCTGGAATGCCGACTCCACATCTGCCTTGTACTCAGGGGTGTGCAGCAGCGTCTCGTAAGCCTCCCGCCACTTCTTGGAATCGGACTCGGCGTCAATCCACTGCTGGGTGAGGCGCATGTTCTCGTACTTTAGACTAGCCGTTCGAGACTTTTCGTTGTACAACTCCTCAGAGAGTTTTTGGTACCTTCCATAGGTGACGAACCACTTCATTACTTCGCCTCTCCCCACTTGTCCACGATTTTGACGTCCGCGATTAGCGGAACGGTAATCTGCTTCAACTTGATTCCCTCCATCGACTCTCGGATGGCTTCCGCCACCTCTTCGGCCATGTTCTCGGGAGCAACGGTAACCAACTCATCGTGAACTGTCAAAAGCACGTTCACGGAGGGCTCGTTCAGAAAGCACGAGTGGGCCCTGACCAACGCCAGTTTCATGATGTCGGCAGCCGAGCCTTGGATGACGGTGTTGAACGCCTGCCTCTCAGCCCTGGAGCGGAGCCCGTTCTCAGAACTCCTCAACTCTGGAAGGTAGCGACGGCGGCCGAATATGGTCTCGACGTAGGGGATTGGGGCCTGCTGAGCGGCCATGCGAATCACTTTGGACTTGTACTTGGCGATGTCGTGGAACCTGTCGTTGAAGTTGTTCAGGAGTTCCTTCGCCTCCTTGACGGAGCAACCGATGCTCTGGGCGATTTTGTCAGGACCGACTCCGTAGGAGATGGCCAGCACCAGCACCTTTCCAGCCTTGCGGCTGACCCCCATGGCATCGCCGATGGTGGTGTAGATGTCCCCGCCAGTGAGGTAGTTATTCACCATCAGGGGGTCGCTGGAGAAGGACGCGATGACCCGCGGCTCAATCTGGGAGTAGTCCGCCACCACCAACTTATGGCCAGGAGGGGCGATGAACAGATTGCGAATCAACTTGCCGTAATCGCCGCTGCTGGGGATGTTC